TATTACTTCATACAAATGGAATTGATATCCTTGCCTTTGCTGGCATGTTTCACTCCATCTCATATGCAAAAACGAGATCGCACAGGAATGGTTTATCATTCGTTCACCCAGGGTTCAGTGGGTGGGTTGAATATATCTATCGATATGGTCACGCCTCCAATACAGAGGAAAAATAAACAAAGAAAGCCAAAAAAGGCTAACAAAGCATTAGTAAATGATAAGGTGCATGCTCCTAACACACCACATTTTGCTGTTGCTAAGATTCCGCACAGAAAAAGAAAAAAGGTCGCAAATTCTGCTATTCAGCGATACGGAGGAAGCCTCACTCCTCCACAAAAGAAAGCTCTGAGAGAGTACTGCATGCAGTTACTCTGGCCTACCAGGCCTATAAAGCTGGTACGCCCTATACCAGTTAGAAGTTTTGCTTATTTCAAAAACGGTGAAATTACTTTCGAGTCGGCTGCTAAGTACACTCAAGTAATGTTCAGACCTCATCCTTTTAGGTTTGTTGAACTCAAAACCGAAGCTACTACTTCTACAGCACAAGCCGGTCAAGCGTATGTCGTTGACTGGACCCAATTGTTAGAGAACAATCAAGAACAATTTACCTTGTTGCAAAACACAGCTCACTGGTTGTGTTTCCCTTACAGTTTAAATACTACTAACAGTTCGACTATTCCTGTTAATAAGGAGTTCGCTCCGTCACAGACTACTGTTATAGGTTACTGGGGTGATGAAGTTCAAAGCGGGTTGTATACCGGCTGGAACGGAGTCACTTGCAACGGAACCATTCAAATTTTCTTCCAAAACAAGACGCAAACCACATTGAGTGTTGCTCTCGATGTCCGAGTTATTAATGCTGACGGGTCTATTGCTGACGCCAAATTAGGAACTCCGGTTTCTATTCCTTCAGGCGACACGATTCCTGTCACGTCCGTTAGTTTGTCTACTGCTATATGTTCTCCTGAACAACTCTTTTGCCCCATGGTAAAAGTCACTGCTGCTGCTGGTAATGTTTTTCTTAAAGATATTACTTTCTCATTGAGCTCTGCTACTAGTCCTATCTTGGCTACCGGAGTTCCCACGGTAAAAAATTATACTTTCGGTGAAGCGTTATATCCCGGTGACGCTGATCTCGCTGGTAAAGTTAATGATGCATTTAAAGACTCATTACTGTGGGCTCCCGTTGCGATGGCATGTTTATACAATGTCACGCAAGAGCTTTCAGAAGCTGGAGGTAAGTTTGTAACTTCTTACCTTCCTTCTAACGTTCAATCTCGCATACCCCAAAATTTTGCTGATGCTTGGCAAACTTTGGCGACGTATGCTGCTTCCTACCCTCATGCTGAAACAGCGTTCTCCGTAGGAGCTCATGCTACCTGGATGGGTG